AACCGATAAGCATTAGGATTATTTAATTCTGTAACGCCGTCAGTACTTTCCCCTGCCCGAATGTTGCCCGAATATAATATATCAGAGGAAGGCTCCAAGCCCTCCCCGTGCTGTGCCCATTGAGACCAATCAGCATCATTTTCATTATCATATTCATCAGGCATAAAAGAAAGGTCTTCATCGTCCCAATTTATATTAAAAAATTGAGGGTGTTGATCCAGACCAGCGCGCTGAATATCCCACAAGATACTTGAGTAGTCGTAATGCCATATTGTTTCTGGTCCGGGTGATTTCCATTCTCCATTCACCTCCTCGCCATCTTCATTTTCAATTAATCTATATTGTAAAGAATCTAAGTCCGTATTATCATCCTCATTAGTTTTCCATATATTGAAAGTTACTGGTCTATATATATTCCCTGCCCCATCCATATCTTTCGTAATTCTTTTTCCTATCCATTTATAAATATCTTTAAAATTTCTAAATCCAGGCTTCAAATGAATTTTACTTCCTCTTATTATGTGTCTTGTATGTGTTTTCTTTGTTTGTTTGTTTTTTTTTCCACCACCTCTTTTTCTACGCGTCTTTTTCTTTGTACATCTCTTTGATCCACCTTTAAATAATTTAACACTTCTTCGTTTTTTACAATTAAACTTTCCTCTCTTGATACCCTTTCTTGTTATAACTGATTTCGTACATATACCTATAGCAATTCCTTCTTTCTTAAATTTGGTTCTAACTTTCTTAATGCAACTACAAAACTTCTTGGCTATTATTTTATCACCTTTCTTTCTTAAATTGGATACTTTTTTTGGTATAGATAATTTATAAAACTTCAATATTTTTCTATAATCTTTTGGAGAAAGGTTCATATTCTTTGTACTTTTCTTACGCGTTTTCATATTTAATATAGTTAGATAATAAAAGTAAATCAAGCAAATATAGTAATGACTACAAATTATACCGCAGAAGAAACTGTTTTCGGTATACCAGAATTAAGAAGACATATATTTGGATTTTATCTTGAAAAAAACCATGTACAAAGAAAACCACCAAAAAAATGTAAACAAAAGGCAAAAGAAACAATGAAGAATATAGCGATGGCCCCTGTAGGCTGTTGTTGCATGGGATATTGTTTAATATGGATTTTATGTAAAACCAGATGTTTAAGAGATATATATGGACCACCAATACAGACACCATAAAAAAAACGTGTTTAAGAACACATTTTTATTTTTATTTTTTTATTTTTTAAGCATTTCTACGACGTATATTTCTCAACAATGATAGATTTGTATCGGCTATAATTTGTCCCAATGCCTCAGTTACGAACTCTACTTGGGTATTATCCATACTCATCATGTCGCCTATAGCCGCACCCAACTGCAAGGAGGATCCAGCGGCGAATCTAATAACTTCATCAGTAGCCGGAAAATTCCACACCTTTTCGGGGACTTCAGGACAAATCACTGCTCTACACATAGGACAGCTATTTGACGTGCGGGTATGTTGTGTTAAACAACCGAAATGAAATTGGTGACCACAAGCCGTAGTTGTCGTATTCTTTTTACCCAATGCTTCCATACAAATACAACAGTCTTCGGTTTCTGTAATCTTACACTTGTTTTCGCAAGCTAACTGAAATTGAGTTTTTAATTGTTGAGGTTCAGGAACATCGTGACCTTCTCCACCTTTAGCGACCCATTGTGCGTTAATATCACAATGATTCTCCCAATTGTGTCGTGCGATGTCATGCTGAAACTCTGTATTTTCTTCATTAAGATGGCACGTGCGGCGGTCATGGCCGAACATAGTACAACGGCCACATTTACGAGGTCTTCGTGGTGCTTGTTGAGTGTTATTTACGCGTCTTGGCATGATTTGTTTTGTTTAATGTTATTGTAGTGTTAATTTGGTTTTTGATTATAAATCGTTATTTTGTAAGTTACTCCACCATCATATTAAAAAACGAATCAATTTTTCATGATATCTACAAGGTGCCTTCCAAATAAAAAAAGCTATCTCCAGTCTTCCTATTTTATTTATTATACTATCGCCGTATGTCTTCGTTTTTTCTTTGCTTTTTTTTTCAACCATACATTTTTTTCTTTCAACAACGTATTGTATTTTTTCATAATAGTGATTTTCTCCATTTCTTTTTTTAATAATCCACGCGCTTGACGAGCGCGCATACATAAAAGGTATTCTACAAAATCATCTATTTCTGTCCAAAGTGGATGATGAATGGACATTACCGCCTGTATATTTATTTTTTCTCTCAAATTTACCCAATGTCTTTTGTTGCTCTTCGTGATATCAACCTCATCTTCATCATCTTCCTCATCTTCATCGGAAAATGTTATATACTTACCTTCAAATGGAATAGATGCCGCACCAATACCAGTATTTTTAATAAAACGAATTAATGTATGTTGTGTTCTTTCCTCTTTTTCAATTTCTTGTTTGATGTCGTTTCTTTCCTTACTGCTTAACAATTTTGCTTTTTGTTTTTTTTTCAATCCTCCAGTAACGGTAACTATATCACATTCAACAGATTCTTCTTCGTGAACATACTTTACCATTTTTTTGCGTCTATTAACCGCCTTCACACCAATAAAATCCGCATATTCTTTTTTGGTCACTATGTTCAGTTCGCCAACTATCCATTCCTCCAACCGAATAAATTTATCAATATATTGTTGGTCTCCAGTGCGTTGGTATGCGTGTTCATATCCTCTCCATCGCAATCTCCATTTTTTATATAAATTTTCTTCACCCGGGTTTCCACTCTTAGGTAATCGTTTATATTTCACGCAGAAATCAACCAACTCTTTATCGTCCTCGTATTGGAACTGACCGCCATGATGGCTTTTCGCAGTTCCCCATGGTTCATATGGAACAGGCAAAACCCAATCCTTATGAACCGGAACACGTGTTTGTCTTATTTGTCTTGTTTGTCTTGTAGTTGTTGAAGTCATGGTGTTGTAATTACTTTTCATACATGCTAAAAAACGAATCAATTTTATAATATAAAGTTGCCTTGATAAGGCACGTAGTAAGGCCAGAACTAACTCAGCGGTAATTAACCCTAATTCTAACATCAATAACAGCAATCTCTAATATAAATTAATTAAAAAACCATTTAAACACACCTCCATATATGTAGTTATAATATGAGTGGTACAACTACTGATAGTTCTAGCTTTACTGGCGATCGCGTTCTCGGTCGCGTCAAATGGTTCAACAACCGTGCGGGTTTTGGTTTTATTTCGGTCTTGGAGGGAGAAAAGTCCGGAGAAGATGTTTTTACACATCATTCAGGTATTTCCGTCGATACGGAACAATATAAATATCTTGTTCAAGGTGAATATGTAGAATTTGAACTACGAGCAAGTGATAACGAAGAGCACCCTTACCAAGCAGGTAGTGTGCGCGGAGTTAAAGGCGGAATGCTAATGTGTGAAACACGTATGGCTATGAGACGCGATAATAATAAAGATGGCGAATGGGAAGGTGGAAGAAAACCTCGCCAACAATCCAGCGGCAGTGGCGGTGGTCGCAATCGTGGTCCTCGTCGTGGTGGCGGTGGTCCAAGAGATGGGGATTACTCGAGAGATAACAGGAAAGGTCGCGGGCAGAACTGGAATGTTAGTAATGAGGAACAATAAATAAATCTATAAATTAAATAAAATATCATTTTTATTTAATTAACTATATAACTTTTTGTTTCTCCATAATCCAGTGCATACGTGCATTCCATAATAACCAGCACTTTTTAATTGTTCCATATAATAATCGTTTTTTTTAGAAATCGGATGAAAAAGTTGTTTCCTAGGAATATATATATCGTTATTAGTCTTAGAATATTCTTTCCACATATTAAATACAAACATAGGACCCGTCCCCAATGCGTTTTCATCTATATTTTTATCATAAGCATACGCTTTTTTATTTCTATCAATTGTAAATAATGTATCCATCAATATTTTCCAAAATTTATGACCCGGCTTAGAAGCAAATATACAATTACCCAAACAAGTAGGTATCCCATATCTATTTTCTTTATTACAAGGTATAACCACATTATATTTTAACAAATCAAACCCTTTGAACATATAATAATCCATATCTGTATATAATCCACCATATTTATACATTAAAAAATATCTAAACATATCTATTTTCATTATCATTCTTGGTAATTCGTTAAATTTTTCATAATATTCTGGAAAATCATTTTTCATCATATTATCAACATCATCATCTTTCCATAATTTATACTCAAAATCGCCATTTGTTTTTTTTATCGATTCAGCACATTTTATATTTAAATCCGGTATTTCGTTCTTTCCCATCCATATATGATGAATTATTTTGGGTATTTTATCTAAAGTTTCAACAGGTTTATTGGTATCAACACGGTTAATTTTTAAATTAAACATTTATATTGCATTTTTTTTTATTTAATTATATTTTACGAGTCAGTATTTAAAGATATTACATGAATGTAGGTATATAATGGCTTCAGTCCAAGAAAAAGACACTTCATCCCTTCAATTTGTAGAAGTATTAACACTATTAAGTAATTTTAAATCACAAATATCTTCTTTACAACAAACCGTTAGAACCCTTGAAAAAAATGTTAAAAATAAAATAAAAACATTGGAAAAGGAGGCAAAAAAAAATAAAAATAAAGGAAATAAAAAACCAACCGGATTCGCATCCCCCACAAATGTAACTCCAGAAATATGTAAATTTATGGAAGTTCCAGAAGGAACAAAATTAGCCAGAACAGAAGTAACCAAGTTTTTAATTAAATATATTAAAGAAAATAAACTACAAAATCCAACACAAAAAAAATTTATCACACCAGACAAAACTTTATCATCATTATTGGATATTAAAAAGAATGATAAAGAACCTCTAACATATTTTAACCTTCAATCTAAAATGAACAAACATTTCGTACATTAAATTGATTTAAATATATCTCATCAAATATATTTAAATGTTGCGTTGTTTTCGTAAATTCTCATGTTATAATATAAACATGAATATTCCTATTGATTGGGATAAAATAGATGCTACCGTAAAAGAATTCGGATTTGATGGTGAGTCAAAAGAAGCAAAAATCGTAAGCGTTTACGACGGCGATACTGTAAAAGTTGTTTTCCCTGTATTAAGAAAACTATACAAATTTAACTGTAGAATTATAGGTGTAGATACACCCGAAATTAGAACGCGCGATCTAGAGGAAAAAAAGTTTGGTAAACAAGTTAGAGACCTTCTACGTGAAAAAATTTTAAATAAAGTCGTAACCATTCATTGTGGCGATTTCGATAAATATGGGCGTTTGCTTATTGATATACAATGTAAAAACGAAACCAAAAAAATTAGCGAGTGGTTAATCAATAATAATTATGCTTTTGCTTATGATGGAGGAACAAAGAAAAAATGGGGTCCTTATTTAACAACAATTAAAGCTACTCAAGGATTTAAAGATGGTATTGATGATGAAATTGTCGTTTGAAGTTACCTAATCAATAATAAAAATCAATATAAACAGCTAACATTTATTTTATTAATGGGAATATTTACAAAGCTTCTAAGAGATACCGCTACAGATTTAGCATATAAAATAGGTATGTGGGGACCATTATGCCTCACTTATGTTATAGGAATGGATTTAGCAGAAAGTTTATCCAAACAATACAAATTAAATAAATTCTATTTCCAATTCGCTTGGACTAGTTTACATTATTTTTGGGCTTTCCTATGGATTTTTTTTATAATTAGAACAGATACAAGAATGAGAAGAAAATATCATATGCTCAACTCAAGGAAATGTTAATTATAAATAATAACTTCTTTCGTCTTGGCTCCTGGATTAGTTGAATTAATCGCTCTTCTCGCTTCTATTTCTTGAATATTAAACTTTTTTAATGCTTCTCTAACTATTTCAACATTCGAATTACTTAAAACCCATTTACATTTCATATCATTACATAATTTAAATAATGCTTCATGTTTTTCTTTCACAAATCCAATTTTACTATAACTAACAAAGCCACCCTTATTCTCCGGAACATATGGAGGATCCATATAAACGAAATCATCTTCTTTTATATTTTTAACCTTTTCAAAATCACAACAAATAAACTCTACATCCTTTATCAATTCACTTACGTTTTTTAAATGTTCTTTATCCACTATTTGCGGATTATCATAATTACCATAAGGAACATTATATCCTCCTGATTTATTTAAACGAAATAAACCACGAAAACCCGTTTTATTTAAAAAGACAAACATCGCAATTTTTTCCTCGCCGAGATTTTTATTGTTATAAATCGTTCTTAATTTATAATAAAATTCTGATCTTCTCTCGCCCATTTTTTTTAATATTTCTTTTTCTTCCTCTGTTAAATCTTTCTCTTTTTTATTTTCCAAAACTTTCTCTTCTTTTCTTTTTTGATACATTAAGTTATTTTTTAATCGCCATACTCTCATAAATAACGCATTGTAATCTCTTTGAAGATATTTATAATATGCTATCAATACTTCATTTGAATCGTATGCATAAATTTTACCATTAATCTTTGTTTTTGACCTTTTAACCATATCCAATAATCCTATTAACGCACTACCACCACCCACAAACAATTCGTGGTAATTATTAATTTCACAAGGATAATGTTGCGATATTGAATCAAATAATTTTGATTTACCACCAATCCATTTTAATGGAGATTTCAACATTTATATATAATTATTCGTTATAATTTATATCAATTTTAAAATAATAACTATTTATATGTCCGGTATTGAACCAGTGATAGGAGCAATTGCTTTGGTATCAACAGTTTCAAACGCAATAAATATTGTTAATAAATCACATTCTTTCGTCAAATGGGTTGAAAAAAAAAAGGAAAAATTATATGAAGACTCAAAAGAAAAATATGAAACTTGGCAGTGGATAGATGAAATAGACAAGGAGTACGTAATATTAGAGAAAAAAAATTAATTTATTTTATTAATTTAAATTAATCCTTTAATCTCTCATTACACAACTTAACATATTCATCATTAATTTCATAACCAATAAAGTTAACACCCAACTTTTTTGCGGCAACACATTCACTA